TATTTTCCTTTAGGTATTGAATGGTATCAGAAGCTCCACCGATTAGCTTGTCGCCAATAACAACTCGTGGAAAGGTGGAACCTTCTCCAAATTCTTGAATAAAGTTTACTCTAGTAAAATCAGTATCTAGTTTGTACTCGACAAATTGAACCTCAAGTAGCTCAAAAACTTTTTTAACCTTTTCGCAATAGGGACAATTTTCTTTGCTGTAAATCGTGACTTTCATAGGACCTTGGTTTGCCTTCGTAGTATAGCAGAAAAAAGGAGGGCTGTCAAGCCCTCCAGAAAATTAAAATTTCTTAAACATCCATAGAAATTTGATGTATCGCAATTGCAAATATACTAGAAAATGGTTTACCTTTATGGCAATCCAATCTAATACATTTGGATCGCTAACGCAAACATAAATAAACACTGTTGCGAATAGTAAAAAGTATAATTGCATTATACTAGTGAATCATCTGTAGTGACATTTTCTGGTCGATCAAAGTAACCATTTTCCATAGCTTCTGTTAGAAGTTCTGTAATGTATTGGTCTACTGAGATACCTTTTTCTTCCGCCAGGATGTGAGCAATGGCAGCAGTCTTATCATCTAGTTCAATTTCAATCTGTTCATTTTCAGTAGTCATGATGGGAAATTAAAATAAGGGTTTTCATCGTATCCTGGGGGATAGCTTGCTTCTTCATCATAGCATGGATTTGCACAGGGAGCATCAACTTTACGATACTGACATACTCGCTTTGCTAGATACTCTAAATCTCCTGGCTTCCCAAAAGAAAATTTAGCAACACCATCTTCAATAATAACACCACACGCAGGACATTGTTTCATATGCACCCCGATCAATAGTGATACTATTTAGTCTCAGGGTGATATTTGTGCTTTAATTCGTTGACAATCATAACAGATTTTTTTAATCCGAGAGCATATTCATTATGCCCATGTTTAATTGAAATCTGTATGCTGTGTTGGATCCGTTCATAAAATTCTTTGTAGAATTGTTCGCTCATAAAATAATAACGGACAGCGGAGAGAACAGGAATCGAACCTGCGAAGCTTTTACACCCAGCCGCTTTCAAGGCGGTGTCCTCGACCAACCGGACTCTCTCCAAAAAAGTAACCTTACGGTTACATATTATATATATCAAAGATTAGCCTGAGCCCTTGCGTCCATTTGACGTACAGTATAGATTGGACTCTTCATGTAGCGTTTAATTTTTTTAAGTTGCTTATTAAGTTGTCTTAGTTGCTGTAGATCTTGTTGAATTTCTGCAGGACTTTTGATTTTGTCTTCATTCAGACTAAGTTCTGGAGTTAGTACGGTTTCTTCTTCCTCTACAACAGAGGATTCAATGTCAATGATTTGATCTTCCATATGATTGTAATAGTAAAATTTTAGTTATCAATTTATATATCTGACATCATCTACATACCCAGCATTGATTGCATTTTGTATCATCATGTCAGATGAACTTCCGGGGGTAGGTTTAGCAGAAAAATAAACTACAAAATATGCATCAGGATTGACTGCTTTCAATAAAGCACCATTTGCTATAGCTTTTTTAACGCTATCGGTACGTTGGGCTCCTGGACGCTTTTTATGTCCAGAAAGTCCACCTTTTGCTTCGATGTATTCAGTAATTAACCCATCTGTTGCAACAAAGTCTACATCAATTCCAATTGAACTAAATTTAAAATTTCTATGTACAATTTGTTTCATGGAATCTTTTAGATGCTTCTCTACCAAAGATTCAAATAACATTCCTGTTTGTTTACTTGTTGATTGAAAATTTTGACTCATAAAAAAGGGAGCCTAGTGAGGCTCCCATATCATAGCATGTTAGGTTTGATTTGTCAACCGATTGCAGGTGCGGTCAGGGCCACAGGAGTGGTATCCGCAGCAGCAAGGTCCAGAGGGAAATTATGAGCATTTCGTTCATGCATCACCTCAAAGCCAAGGTTGGCACGGTTGAGGATGTCAGCCCAGGTGTTTACAACACGGCCACTACTATCAAGTAGTGACTGGTTAAAGTTGAAGCCGTTTAGGTTGAAGGCCATCGTGCTAACTCCAAGAGCAGCGAACCAAATACCAACAACAGGCCAAGCAGCCAGGAAGAAATGTAGACTGCGAGAGTTGTTGAATGATGCGTATTGGAAGATGAGTCGTCCAAAGTAACCGTGGGCGGCAACGATGTTGTAGGTTTCTTCTTCTTGTCCGAACTTGTATCCATAGTTTTGTGATTCTACTTCTGTGGTTTCACGAACGAGGCTACTCGTAACCAGACTTCCGTGCATAGCACTAAAGAGACTGCCACCAAATACCCCAGCCACACCGAGCATATGGAAAGGATGCATGAGAATGTTGTGTTCAGCTTGGAAGACGAGCATGTAGTTGAACGTGCCTGAGATTCCGAGAGGCATTGCATCACTGAAGGAACCTTGACCGAAAGGATAGACAAGGAATACTGCAGAAGCAGCGGCAACAGGAGCACTGTAAGCAACACAAATCCAAGGACGCATACCCAGACGGTAGGAAAGTTCCCACTCACGACCCATGTAAGCATAGATACCGATTAGAAAATGGAAGACGACCAGTTGGAATGGTCCACCATTATATAGCCACTCATCAAGTGAGTTTGCTTCCCAGATGGGATAGAAGTGTAGACCGATTGCATTGGATGAAGGAACAACAGCACCAGAGATGATGTTGTTTCCATACATTAGAGAACCAGCAACTGGTTCACGGATACCGTCGATATCAACGGGAGGTGCAGCGACAAAAGCAACGATGAAACAGATAGCAGCTGCAAGAAGGGTTGGAATCATTAGAGTTCCAAACCAACCGACATATAGACGGTTTTCGGTAGAAGTTACCCACTCGCAGAACTGTTCCCAAGTGTTACTTCCACGCTGTTGAGCGATGGATGCAGTCATAGTTTTAAAAGTTCGTAATTAGTTATAAATGTTATGTGAAGAAACGTAACGTCCCTTCGACTTATTTATAGTACCATGGTTTCCAGTGCTTGTCAAGGGGTCTAGGATAAATACATATAAACTGTTCTTATGAATGAGAGAAGAACATTTAATACTCCCATTAGGGAGCCTTGGAATGCCCCAATCCATAATATGCTAAAAGCAATAGACAATCATACTAGATTGTATATGCAGACAGGTGATATCTGGCACGAACAAAAAGCAAATCAACTCAGGCAATATCTGCACGAGTTAAAAACTTGGATACACAAAGAGGAACACCATGAATGATTTTCCCTGGGGAGTTGCAATAGGACTTGGTATAGTTCTATCAGGAACTTTGGGTTGTATAGTTTATATTATGATGTTGGACTATCTAGAAAGTAATGAAAAACATTAGTGCATTTACAGTAGTCAGGTTAGTAATCCTTGCATGGTCTGCAGTATTACTGACGTTTGGTTATATGGATTACCTAAAAAAAATGGATGCCACTTTCATAGCATCCATCTTTACATCTACATTAGCAACCTTTGGAGTGGATGCAGCAAATAAAAAATCAAAGACCAGCTTTGATAAATCTGTAGATTGTGATGCCTGCAGATCCAAGAGTAGCAAAGAGAGCACCCAAACTACTGAAGAAACTTGATACTTGTTCCTCTAAAGGTTTTTTCTCCATGTGGAATAGATCTCGGTTTTCGTAAACCCATTTCCACATAGGCACTCTCATATCCTCTGGAACCATTGGGTCAATCCAAGAGCTGACTTCATTCTCTCTATCATCCACAAGAATGCCTTTACTATTGTATGAGCGAATTCTTTGAATGTTATATTCACCTGTATAATCTACACGTTTGTTAGCAATCTCATCGGCAACCCAGAAATCTACATCTGCTTGTATTCTTTCCCAATGTGTTCTCATAAAGGTAACGTCTAATTCAACATCACCATTTTCTGCTCTATAAGGATGTGATACACCATTAACACAAACTTGTAGTTTGCCTGGATGTAATTTGCTTTTGGTAGGAAACTCTTGGCACAATAATGGTTTAGGCATCATCCAAGATGTTTTTGTCATCACAACATAGGGAATAGCAATAGACAAAGTTACTGGTATTCCCCATAAAAGTATTCTTTTTCTGTGCCCATTGATTAGTGATTGGGCGGCTTCACCAAGGTCTTTTGTTTTAGCAGCATGGATTACCAAAAGATTACGAAATGATTGTAGTCTTCTACGAAATCCACTGTCATATTCCGAAGCTTCAGCAACAAGTATCATCTTATCCAGCTTCTGTAACAAGACCACATGATCTGTGTTGTTACATTGCTCGGCAGGCATTAGTTTATTATAGAGATTTATTAACTATTTATTTAAGTTTAGCTAATCCTTTATCCCATAAGGCACCTTCAGCTCTGCGTCTACGTGCAAGACCTTTCTCTACACTGGAGCCTGGGTTACGATAACGATAAAGTGACTCTGGCACCATATGCCAAGACTTGTCCTTTAATACTTTAGTGATTGTAGTAAATCCATCCGAACCATAGAAGTTAGCTCCAAGATTATATGCAAATGAAAGTAATGCTCCTCGCATCTCATCATTCATTTCATTCCAGTATGGAATCTTGGTAAGTGGTGGTAGGAATTGATTGCGAATCTGGTATTCTAAAAGTTGATCTGCTTGCTGTAGCGTGATCTTATCAGTAATTTTGAATGGATTTCCATTCATGTTCTTGGTGCTTCCCCAGCCAATAGTGATAGGAAGTCCACCAGTATGTGGATCATAATAAGCTGTTAATGCACACCCTTCAAACTGTTTAATTAATTCAACACCACACTGAGGAACTACAGATGTGTTGGGCTGGGCATACTGATTTCTAAATTTTTTAGCAAATTCTTCTAGTATTTCTGGTGAAGTATTTTGCTGAAGGTACTCCCATGCATCCATCTGATGCATGTAACCTTCGGTGTGTTTCGCTGCATCTGTTAATTTTATAGACATAAAAAAAGGAGGTATTGAACCTCCTATATTTATTTCAAAGAATTCCAGGAATGATTTGACCAGTGGTGAGATATGTCCCCACTGCAATTACAAATCCTAGCATTGCAAGACGACCATTGAGAGTTTCTGCTTCAGGGGTAAATCCAAATTTCATTTTAGTTCTCCTAAATTAAAGGTTTTCTTCTTGTTCGGTTAAAATCACACAATCACTAGTGGGATATGCAACACAAGTTAGCACCCAACCAGCTTCAAGTTGTTCATCATCAAGGAATGATTGCTCTTCGTTGTCTACTGTACCGCTAATGAGTTTGCCAGCACAAGCAGAGCAAGCACCAGCACGGCAACTGGAAGGTAGATCAACACCTGCTTCTTCAGCAGCTTCAAGAATATATTGGTCTTCAGCACATTGAATAGTTTGTTCAGTGCCATCAGGGGATTGAAGAGTAATAGTGTAAGCCATCAGTATGTTTTAGAAAGTTGATTTACAGAATGTGCAAGTAGTACAAAAAATGCAATACTTGTTACGGTGAAAATTAGTGCGGTCATTTAGAAGATCCCGAAGAAGAAATTACCTGTGACCAGATAAGAAACAAGACCAGAAACAAAACCGACCATTGCCCAGCGCCCATTGTACTTTTCCTTTACTTGATTGGGGGTATCCATACCATAGTTTTCGTAGTACATAGTGGGTTCTTTGGCCCACATATTTTGTTGACCACGATCATTTGATGTTACAGTCATTAGCGATTAAAAATTACAGTACCAGTATACATGAGAAAGGGGAGCTTGTCAACTCCCCATTGTCAGAAAATCAGAACTTGAAGCCCAGACCAGTGGTGAACACAGGACTATAAGCGGCATCAGAACCACCATAGGCATTACCAGCATTCGTGGTGGGGAACTTCAGATCAGCAAAACCAACTAGTGAATTGGTAATACGACCTTCCACACCAAGGGCAAGTACAACTTGACCCTTCTCACCAACAGCAGACTGATAGTTAGCCTGAGTATCGTTAGCAAAGGGAACCTGATAACCAACACCTGCATATAGGTTAGCAGCACTTACGCCAGCCTTGCGAGCAAGAGACCAGTCATAAGAAACTAGAGCACCACCAGCAGTACCGATGTTGTTGTTAGGACCAGCAACTGCATTTAGATAGGGACGTACTGATACCGCATTCTGGTTACTAAAGTTCTTCACAGCATAACGTGCCTGAAGAGTACCACCAGAGATAGTGCGATTGGCAGTGTACCCACCACCATCAACACCTTGCTTGTTCAGCAGTACACCTAGACCAACATAGTTACCTACACCTTGAGCCTTTTGTGCAGCAGCAACTTCTAGTGCAGTTACACGAGCATTAGTTGCACCTAGTTCTTTTGCAAACTCTGCACGTAGAGCAGCTGCTAGTTGTGCATCAGCTGCGGTTTCAAATTCACTAATGCGATCAAGACATGCATTAGTTAGTGCTGCAAGTTGAGCACGAGTGGCAGGTTCACCAGGACGGAAAGTACCATCAGGAAAACCAGCAACACAACCATAACGTGAAACTAGGTTAGCGATAGCCTGATAAGACCATTCAGTTGGTTGAACGTCACGTAGTTGGGTAACACTAGTGACTTGTGCCATCGCAGGAGCTACAGTAGAAGCAGCAACTACACCAGCAGTTAGAAATGAACGAATCATCATAATTTTAAATGATTAACTACAGATTTTATTTATATTGTTAGAAACCGTAACAGTGTTCGGTCCCTTCCCCAATATTATAGGGTAAAAGGTGGGGGTTGTCAACCCCCCTTTGCAGGCTCGCCACTTGCCCTTTGACTGGAGGCAAGAAACCAGGCGGGAGTAAGCATTCCTCATCCGCACCAGTCGGCATATTTACTGTCCATCCGACGAGGACTAACTTGGGTCATTTGACTCCACCAGGGTAATTTTTAAGTCATTCCAAGACTTCTAAAGCTTTGTATATTTGCCAAATATACTGCTTGTGTTCTTGAAGTTTATCAATTGTCTCTTGTATTTTAACATAATTTTTCAAGTCCATTCGGTCTTGAATTTGTTTGAGTGTAGTAATTACACCCTCAATTTCAGTGCAAGCATTTGATAACTTGATAGAACAGTAGATTGAATTGTCCATTTGTTTAAAAAGGGGGTTGCTCCCGACCAGGGTTTTTAAAGACTCTCCATGTCTTCTAGGTTATTTAGGGTTGTATTAATCTCTAGGTTTTGGCTTATTGCATTCGTTGCAATAAAACGAAAACCCAGATCGAAAATATTTTACCACTTGATAGTGGTCTTTGTCAAGGGGTAGAACAGTGTGACACTGAGAGCACTGTCTAGTCCCACCACCAACAGAGGTTTTCAAGGGTGTTGATGAACTGTTCCCAATAGACAGTGCGGCTAGGATTCGGTTTACCATCTTTCATGTCCTGTAGATACTCAATTATGCCACGAACCACTGGGGTGTCTTGGAAGTATTCGTGCATTCTGTAACAATTAAACTTTTCATTGTATTGGATGAAGTCATGTAGAGGTGCTGTGTTGCGACGATGAGCACGAATGAATACATCTTCATCTTTGATGCCATGCTTATTACGAATGTCTAATGGTGTATACCTTTCTTCTTCTGGAATATCATCCGTCAGTATTGCATGTTCAGGTTTTTCAAAGACAAAATGAAGACCTTCATAATACTTCTCCATCAACTCTAGATCTGGAGCAACACGAAGTTCTTCGTTTTTTTCTAAGTAATACTGCATTCGATTGATTGCATCTGGATCTGTCAATCGAAATACAATATTCCCAATGTAGTAATCTACAGGACCACCGTAGAGACTACTTGATTCCCTCTTACGAAAAGAGAGGTGGATTATTTCAAATCCAGCCTCTTCATTCTCTTCTCCAACTAGTCCTTGTGGTATAGTCATAATTAATGAAATCCAAAGTTGTCTAAGTCTTTACCGTGCTTTAATTCTTGCTTACGAAGCTTTTTAAGCTCCTTTACTAGATCTTTGATTTGCTTGTATGCATCATCTGCATGGAGTTTTCCACCAACTTCAAGCCCAACAATAACTTGAACTCTATCGCCAAAGTGAGCTAGTTGTTTTTCAAAAGTTGTTAAGTTTTCGTACATGGCAGGTATTCAATTTTAAAGCCCAAGATCGGACTCGAACCGATGGCCTACGCTTTACAAAAGCGTTGCTCTATCCAACTGAGCTACTCAGGCATATCCTCTGGATTTTCTAAGTCTACAGGAAACAGACATGGATGACATTCTTCATCAATCAAATAAAACGAAGTACGGTATAAGTCTTCTGGAGTATACTCCTCATTATTTGTTGCATCTATCTGAATATATGGATCCTGTTGCATAAGCTGAGGAAGTTCTTCAAATGTAAACGGAACATTGTTTATGAAATACATTTCCACAATCTCATTGTTATAATAACAATACTGTGAGGAAATCTTGTATTTCATAACTGTATCCACCGATACTGATATTTATCGGTAACTGGAGTGGCAGGGATCGAACCTGCGACCAATCGGTTAACAGCCGACCGCTCTACCGCTGAGCTACACTCCATTATGGTAGGTGGAGATAACTTGTACCTACGTTATCTCTCTTTACTTTCACTTAGCCACAGAATACTAGACCAAGGAGCGGTTTTGGCACCTACAATTTAAGGGCAAGAATGTCCACCTACGATAGAATCTACGATGTGGCCGAGGGGATCCTTTGTTTAATACAACGTTCCTTGTTGTACCCTTTACTACAGCATTCTGGTTTATCAGTCCAGTGCCATTAGTACCTCTGGCTGGGAATCGAACCCAGTTTCCAAGTGCATTGTCTGCCTGTCTTTACCAATAGACTAACAGAGGATAAACTAAATTTGCCCTAGAAGATATTCTACTGTATTTGCCACATCATTCATAGCATCACGAAGATTAGGACGTTGACCAGACTCTTGTTTAATAACCGGTCTATGATCATCAGTTAGAGTCCACCTCCACTGATCCATATCTTTACAATACCAAAGATTAATCTTCATGTTTATAATACTCTAGTTCAATCCAATTAAGAAGTGTCTGAAATGCATTGATGGATGCTTGAGTACAATTATCTTCTTTAAGTCGATGAATGTAAAACTCAAGAGCTTCAATGACCATCTGACGATCAGTTTGTGAAATAAGTGACATAATAACCTCAAGATGAGGAAGCGGGAAACGGGGATCGAACCCGTGATTTCAACTTGGAAGGATGACGTGTTACCGCTACACCATTCCCGCAGTGACCCCTCTGTTTGAGCATTGTTAATAGGCTTGAGGGGTATTGATTTTATTTAGTGAAAGTAATTACATCAGGTGTTGATGATGGAATTACGGTATCTCCTAGTTTAATTTGATATTTTGCACTAGACTCCTGAGCTTTATTCATTACAATAATGTAACCTAATTTTTGTAGTGCTTCAGCAATAGAATGAAGAGTATAAGGATCTTCATGCATTGCACCTAGTTCAAGTGCAGAACGAAGTGCATGTTCAGCTTTTTCAATTTGATACTTAACCGAGTCTCCCATAGAAATAATATAGTGGGAATGGAGAATAGGAGACTTGAACTCCTGACATCCTGCTTGCAAAGCAGGCACTCTACCAACTGAGTTAATTCCCCAGATGGATTAAGTGTGATATATCTCATAAGGATATAACAGGGACTTAATCTCTATCCGTATACTGACTTTGCAGTTCACCGACAATTTACCGTCAGAATGGAAGTTCTGTTAACGGTAATCGGGATGATAGGACTCGAACCTACGACTTCCGCTTCCCAAAAGCGGCGCTCTAGCCAAACTGAGCTACATCCCGAAATAGGAACACTGGGAATTGAACCCAGACCAACCCGTTATAAGCAGGCCGCTCTACCATTAAGCTATGCTCCCTAGACTAAATTATCGAACTTCGTAATCTAGTCTACGTATTCGCCTTTTCGGCACATCAACTTGATCAATAACTTTGGGTTTTGGTTTTGGTTTCATAAATCCACTTACCATTTCAACTTGGCTGATGTCTTGTCCTATTATAACAGGTAACCCATTGTTGTCAAGTCTTATGTAGGTCTCGTTAGGACACTTACATGACTGACCTCTGTTTGGTGTTGCTACCTGAAGTGTTGCATTGCAACATTTACATCTGATTGTGTACATTGTTTCATACCTTAAATATTCAGTTGTCACGACTCAGGAGGGACTTGAACCCCCGACCAACTGCTTAGAAGGCAGATGCTCTATCCAACTGAGCTACTGAGTCAATTGTTGGAAACTCATAAGATATTTACCTTATGTATATTACCAGAAGTATTAGAGGACTTCCGAACCAACTGATTTAGTTTACCATGTCTTGGGGCAGTTGTCAACCCATGGGGCACACAACCTGATTTCCCCGCCAAGGGCACGACACTCATCAGTATAACACACATCTGTGTCAACTGGTTTCTCTGAGTACCGTGGAGTTAATACCTTAGCATATTTATCGTCTTTTGTCAAGCGTTCATAATCACGGATTGCTTTGTCCACGGTTCGCTCGACATCTCGTTCCACTACACCAGGATTTTTTTGAAGTTCTGGGATTAGTGGAGAATCTGGTTGATATGTTTGAAAATATTCATAAACAATATCCCAGATATGTTTTTCTTCTATCTTTAAGCAAGAAGAGAGTGATGCTACTATTAAAGATAAAACTAGAATAGTTCTAATAGATGTTTTCTTTTTACCAAAAGAAAAATTAAATTTCATAGGTTAATCATTTTGGGTCATCATGTGATAGCTCACGGTCTATTATACCTTTGATTTTTTTGATTCTTTCTTGTGGACTTTTTGTTGTTTTTTTAGAAGACGGCTTACTGGGTTTTGATGGTTCATCACCAACAACCGATGCAGCCATTTGTCTCATTTTTTTAATTCTATCTAGTTGTCTTTGATGTCGTTCTAGATCTTGTTGCATAAGTTTTTTATGAGCATCATCAAACCCATCTAAAATAGATTCATTAAGATTTACTATATATGCTTCTAAACAAAACTCTTGAAAGGTTTTCATGATGCTCTTTATAGTTCTTTATGAGGAAGGGGAGAACTTATCTCCCCATTATTTATCTGTTAAACTCTATAGTAACAGACTCTTGCCACTCCCTGTCCTGGAGACGCAATAGTAGAGAATGCCCCGTAGGACAGGTCGAGGTCTCGTCCTCCGACATATGGACCTCTATCATTCACTCGCACAATAACTGATCTTCCATTTCGTTGATTTGTAACACGTAACCTAGTGCCGAATGGAAGCCACCTATGTGCAACAGATCGACCATATGCATTATATCTTTCACCATTAGCGGTGGTTTGGCCGTGATATCCATCACCTACACCATAATATGATGCCAGGGAACATCCGCTGGCTGCCTCAGCTTTTTGGGGCGTAAATCCAAGAAGGGTTGAAGCAATAAGAAGTGTTGAAATAAAACGCATTAACTTTAATAGAACTCTACATCCCAATAGAAGGGGGGTACACCCAACCTCTCGGAGGGCACCTTCCTGGGCACAAACGATAACACTCAACCGCATATAATAAAAATTGGTGTTATCAATGGGCAGGGAGGGATTTGAACCCCCGTAGGCAGAGCCAGCGGATTTACAGTCCGCCTCCATTAACCACTCGGACACCTACCCGATAACAAAATGTTACCACACATTCATCCAGTTGTCAAGGTGCTTGGGATATTTATAAAACTTATCAGGGCTGGAAAACCCTACCCCATCCATCGTTTCTGTTTGGACACCATCTACGCATTAGATCAGTTCTCTTATATACAGCTCCTTTACCATTAGTTACTGCTCCAGTATAACCATCATTAAGTGAACCGTATGGATCATTGACTACATAATCTCCTGCTGGAGTTTTACCAATTACTACAACCATGTGCCCACCAGTAGGATTAGATAAAGAGCCACGGTGCAGGATACCAATAACGATAGGTCTTTGAGCAGCAAGCTCACGATCAAGATCATTAAAAGTGAGATTGTAACTAAAGTGTGACTTAATACCATAGCTTGCGAGAACTTTGGTCTGAACCAAATGATCAGTTGTATCACCGATTGTAAATACTTTCTGAACATATGCATCATCACCTTTAGGTCCTTTTAAAGTGCCTGGTTTAAAATACTCAAGACACATAGCACAAGCAGAGCTGTTACAAGTACGGTTAGCATCTCTGTAATTATCAGTTTGAGGAAAGAATGGAACTTCTAGGATATTTGATTTTGGTTTATCTGGTTTAGTCCTAAAGATTCTAACCCAGTTAGCTTCATCCTGCATTAGGTCTTGAGCTTTGAGAACTAGATCCTTTTCAAATTGCTCTACCGCAGCTACATGCTTTGGATTAGTTTCGTCGTAGTGTTTAAAGAAATTGTGTAAATCAATCTGCATTGGTCTCTCCGAATAGTTTGATAAAGTACTCTGCATCAACAACGACTAAAGGTTTCTTGTGATTCTTTTTCATAACAACAATAGGTTCATAATCACCTGAATTAGCTTTAGCTTGATCATAAGCCTCCCATACATTCAACTTCTCAACATTCTTACATTCAATTGAAAAAGGAAACTTAGCTCTAGCAGCTCTGGCCATGATCAAATCTTCACCACCCGCACCCATAGATCTTGATTCAATATCTTCAGGATGTACATCTAGTTGTTCTATGAGTTGATCTCTAACCCATTTCTGTAGATTCCTACCTTTAGCTTTAGCACTCTGAGGTTTCATAATATATCTCTAAGTAATATCTAAGATATTTATCTGAACCCTGACAGAGTTATTATACAGGGTTTTAAGGGTCTTGTCAAGCCCCCCTATCAAAAATCCCTAAAAGGCCAGAAAACATGCTTTTTTTCTACGGTTTTACTAGGGTTCTCAGCCATAAAAAAAGAGACCCCATAGGGTCTCAGGAAAAGGTTTGAGCTTAAAATCAGCCTTCTAGAATCTCAGAGATCCATGCATCTGACATGTTAGCCATGATAGATTGAGCATCTTCTGGAGTATCGGCATAGCCTTCATCTAGGAGATGAGCAAGAACTACATCATAAAGATCTTCTCTTTCTTCTGAATAATAGTTTTCAACAATCTGATTTACTTCATGATCGCTAAATGAATCGAGAACTTCAACTGCCTGGTCAAAGGTTTCAGCATAACCTTCGTTAATTAGATATTCAAGAATATAATCAAAATTCTCACCGAGTCTATCAGCAAGTTTTCTATTCCATGCTGCGGATGCAAACTGATAATTTCCTTTGGTAAATGGTTTACCTTTTTTAGTAAGTTTAGCTGGAGGAAGTGCTTTTACAGATGAAGAAGATGTAGTACCACTTTTGTTCCCAACACCTGCATTCCTATAAGGAGCAGGAGATCTTGGACCTTTTGGTGCTGGAGATGGACCTTGTTGGGGTTTGAATGTTCTGTTTACATTCTGTCCACCAGGTCTCCAAGTTGGTTTTGATGATGATGATGATGCTGGTTTTGGACCCTGCTGAGGTTTGAATGTTCTGTTTACATTCTGTCCACCAGGTCTCCATGTTGGTTTTGATGATGATGCTGATGATGATGGTTTTGATTCAAACTCAGAAGTATCCGCACGTCTTGCAGCAGAAGCTTGGGCTCTTGCTGCTCTTCTCATTTGACGACCAGTTTCTCTTGCCTTTGCTTCCTTTGCTGCTTGTCCACTAAATTCTTTCTTGGCAGCACTATACCCAGCTTTTGCGGATTTTTTAACATTACTCAAAAATCCTTTAACTTTCTCCTTGGCAGATGATAGTTTGCGTCCAACTTCAGCAGCGCCTCCCATAGCAGCAGAAGCAGCACCAGCACCTAAAGTCTTTGCTCTATCTGCAATATTACGACCAGCACGAACTGCAGCAACTTGCATTCTTTTTATTGCATGTTTTCTGCCAACTCTTTCACGCTCAGCAGACTTTTCTCTCTTTGCGGTTGCCGCTGCGGATTTTCTCTCACGAGTTGCTTTGTTTTGCAGTCTATTCATTCTTTCCATTTCACTTTCTTCGGAAAGAATCTGAGAGTCAAGTAATTGCACACACTCGTTAAGTTTGAACTCACCTTCAGAAAAAATGGCTTCCATAATTATGGTAAGCTCATTATCGGAAAGATCATCAACAAATGATAAATCTTCTTCAACTGCGAAAATATCTTCTCTTAGTTCGTCGTCATATACGGCGAAGTAAGACTCATAAAGTTTTTGGGTACTTGTCATTGGAGTTTCTATAAATGTTACTTTATAGTATTATTTATAAAAACTCCGGCATTGACTAAAGTTTAAATCCAGAGAAAGTATCGTTTTTCATATCTTGTTTAATGCCACCAATAACATACGATTCAATCTCTGTTTCTTGTGGAGCATTCTGCATCATCTTAGAATTGAGCCAATGCTCAGTCCAGGGAAGAGGATTGTTTGACATAGAAATATCAAACTCTGGCTTTAGTCCAAGAGCTTTCATCCTACGGTTTGCAATATACTCAACATATGAAGACAATAGTTTTGCATTCAAGCCAATCATGGAACCATCCTTGAACAGATACTCTGCCCAAGCTTTCTCTTCATTTACTGCACGAAGGTACATCTGACGTACATTGTCTTGCTCCTCTTCAATGATTTCTAGCATCTGCGGATCATCACCATTCTTCCAGTTCTTGATGATATTCTGGGTGATGACTAGATGCTGAGATTCATCACGAGCAATTAGGCCAATGATCTTTGCAGATCCTTCCATGAGTTTTAGTTCACCAAATGCAAATGAACATGCAAATGAAACATAGAATCGAATGCCCTCAAGAATATTCACATTCATGACAGCACGATATAGTTTACGCTTCAGTTCTTTGAGTTCAATCTTTGCAGTAGTATGATCTCCTAGTTCCCATAGCTTACCACCACCCCATTGCTGAGCAGATTCGATGAGTTCATCGTAGGCTTGGGTTACACTAGTAGCACGTTCTAGAATCTTTTCATCATCTAGAATAGTATCAAATACTTCAGTTACATCAGAGTATACATTCTTGATAATGTATGTGTATGAGCGACTATGAATCATCTCCATAGTTTCCCAGATAGTCATGCAAGCTTCTAGTTCAGGAAGGGAACAATATGGCAAAAATGCCATACCAGGACCACGACCCTGAACCGAGTCAAGCATGATCTGATACTTCAGGTTTGAAGTGAAGATATGCTTTTGTTCAGGGCGAAGTGTTTGATAGTCTGCACGATCTTTTTGGAGGGAGACCTCCTCTGGTCTCCAGAAATATCCAAGCTGCTGTTGTGTTAGCTTTTCAAAGATAGGATACTTGTATGAATCATACCTTTGAACTCCAAGAGGAGCACCAAAAAACATTGGTTGCTTTTTGGTGTCTACATGATTGCTGTTGAATACGGTCATACCCTTGATTTCACTGTTGGTATTTTTGATAAATTGCATGTAAGTTCTCCTTAGATTTTGCAGCTTTCGCAATCGTCGTCTGATTCTAGTTGACTTAGTAATTGAGTTAGAGCTTCACCCTTTTCTTCTACATCGCCATCAGACTTACTATCATATGTGTTTTGATAATAGCTTGTCTTCCAACCATACTTGTATGTTGATAGAAGATCTTGAGCCATAACAGATACTGGAACTTCATTGTCTGGATAGTTTTCTGGATTGTAACTCCAGTTACCAGAGATTGCTTGATCAAAAAACTTTTGCATCACAGCAACAATATTAATGTAACCAGTGTTACTAGGCATATCCCAAAGAAGTGTATAATTCTTCTTGAGAGATTGGTAGCTTGGGACAATTTGCTTAAGTGGCCCTTTCTTTGATTTCTTAACGGACAGGTAATCTCTAGGTGGCTCGATTCCATTTGTTTCGTTTGACACAACGGAACTGCTCTCCGATGGCATTTGTGCGGACAGTGTTGAGTGCCTGAGACCGTGAGCCAAGATGGATGTTCTAAGTGTTTCCCAATCATAGTTAAGATTATTCTGTACGATTTCGTCTACATCTTTCTTGTATGTATCAATCGGAAGAATACCTTGGGAATACTTAGTACGATCAAAGTAATCACACTTACCCTTTTCAATAGCAAGTTGATTGGATGCCTTGAGAAGATAATACTGGAATGCTTCAGTTAGATCATGTACTAGTTTCCATGATTGAGGATCTTCATATTTCACTCCATTGCGAGCAAGGAAATGAGCCAGACCAATATAACCAACACCAAGAGAACGACGTGCCTTGGTTGAAATACGTGCAGCTTCGATTGGATAGTCTTGATAATCAATCAGTTCATCCAGAGCACGAATTGAAAGATCACATAGTTCTTCCATCTCATCAAAGTTGCTGATCTTACCTACATTGATTGCAGATAGAATACAAAGTGCAATTTCACCTTTTGAATCATCAATATGATCAATAGGAACTGTGGGAAGTGTAATCTCTTGGCAGAGATTAGACATATTTACTTTGTCAAGGAAGGAAGAGTGTGAGTTGCAATGGTCAATATTCATGATGTAAATACGACCAGTTTCTGCACGTTCCTTGAGGATATTTAGAAATAGTTCCTGAGCGCCGATAGTTTTTCTTGGAATAGTTGTATCTCGTTCGTAAGATACGTATAGCTCGTCAAATCTATCAGTGCCAAAAGCATCATACAGACCAGGAACGTCGTGTGGAGAGAAGAGTGTAACTTCTCCGTTTTGAATGAATCGTTCATAGAAGAGTTTGCTGATTTGGATACTGTAGTCTAGCTTACGAACACGGTTATCCTCGGTTCCCTTATTGTTTTTTAATACAATGATATCTTCTATTTCTTGATGCCAAATAGGGAAGTGAACAGTTGCCGAGCCACCACGGATGCCGTTTTGAGTGCAACATCTGACCGTCGCTTCAAATTTCTTGAGGAAGGGAATAACTCCTGTATGGGCAACCTCTCCACCACGAATTTTGCTATTGATACCCCGGATTCGGCCTGCGTTGATACCGATTCCAGCACGCTGAGCCACATAACGGCCAATAGCCATGTCAGAGCTGAAGATAGAATTGAGAGAATCGTTAGAATCAATAAGCACGCAAGAAGCAAATTGACGAAGAGGGGTCCTAACACCTGCCATAATTGGTGTTGGAATGTTAATTCGGTGCTTGGAGATTGCGTTGTAGTATCGTTTGACATAATCTAGTCTTGTTTCCTTTGGATATTCTGCAAACATAGCTGCAGAAATTAGCATGTACATGTACTGAGGAGTTTCATAGATTTGCTTTGAACTCCTATCCTGTACCAAATATTTGTCTACTACTTGACGAAGACCGGCATAAGTAAAAATATAGTCTCGCTCATGATCAATCCAAGAATTAATCTTGTCCCATTCATCATCAGTATACTTACCAGAAAGGGATTTATCATAAACACCTTTCATAATTCCCTGGTATAGGTGATCACCTATTGAGGGGAAACCGTTTTTCCAATTAGCTCCAAAGACTTGCTTATATAAACCGAAAAGCAAGAGACGAGCAGCAACATACTGATAATTTGGATTATCGAGACTGATAAGGTCGCTAGCTGACCTAACCAGGATTTCTTGGATTTCATCTGTTGTAATCCCATCATAAAATTGAAGACCGGATTGAATCTCAACTTGGGATGCACTAACACCAGCTAACCCACCACAAGCACATTCAACCATATTATGAATCTTATCTAAATCTAGAGATTCAAAAGTACCATTACGTTTTTTAACTTTAGTACCGTTACTCATACTTTCTTCCATGTAGTAAATTTAACTTTGGCTTCCAACCCTTGATATGTATTTTCTTTGATTATCTGCTGGGGGTTGAGACCAGCAATGATCATATCATTTATATCCTTTTCTTTAACTGAAGTTGGCCATATAACTACTTGTTCTCCTGCACTGATAAGCTTGTCATAACGTTGAACTATTTGAAGATTGCGAGGTTCATTATCTAGAATAAAAACTCTATCTTTGTAAATAGATTTTTCTAGATGAACATCGGATCCACACATGGCGATTGCATTAGACAGAAAAAGAGAGTCGAAAGGACCCTCTGTGACATAGATGGTTTTGTCGAAATCTAAAGAATCAAGTCCAAATAGTTTAGCGTACTTATCATCCAGGATGGTAGTAATATAGCGTAGTTTTGCAGTTTTGTCAAGAGCCCTCCCCTGAAATCCGAAAAGATTTCCACTTTTGGACATGAGGGGGATG